TTTGTCGGCCTCAATGACAAGGGCGTTGGCCTTCGTCAGATCAGCACGCACACGGGCCTGATCGGCTTCACTCAAAGTCGCCGCTTCGATACGCGCTTGCTGCGCTTCGCCAAGGCGCGAAACGCCAGAAGGCAGCACGAACGCGAGCAACGCGAACACAGGTACAAACAGCAGGAGGGCTTTGACCCGTTCGCCCCCGCGCCATGCGGCTTCGGCCAAGACCGGCAACATAGCCGCCGATACCGTCGCCAGCGGAACGCCCATTTTCGTGGTCGTGGAAACGCCGTCGAGCATTTCGAGCACAACGGCCGTCTGATAGGTCACTGCGCCAGCAGCAAGGGCCATTGATAGCCCGTTCGTCCATCGATAGTGTGTCATTGGTTCGTCTCCTAGATGCTTAGGTGATGATCAAGAGCCGGTCAGCGGGTGCAACCACTGGCCGGCTTGACTTACGCTACTACGCCCTATGGCTCCCGCCTCGATGCGAGGGGGAGCCGGTCGGGTTAGCAAGTTTCGCGCAGTGGACCGTTAGCGTATTTGCCGTTTCTCATGCGGGCCTGAATTTCGTCGTTCCACGAGTCCGCCTCGGTGACCGCTTCTGCGTGGGTGTCGAACTGGCCGCTGACAACCCACTTTTTAGAGAAGTGGCTGTAATAGATGACGGTCCAGATGCGGTGACCGAACAGCTCGGCGTAGGTGATCTTCGTTTCCATCGTCTCTCTCCGTTGCTTCTACGCCCTAAGCCCCGGTTGCCGCTATGCGGGCCGGGGCGGGAGGGTTAGTCGCAGTCAGGATCGGCAGGGACAACATCACCGTTCTCGTCGTAGACGATAAAGCGGCCATCCTCATCGGGCTCGTCAGTAATCAGCGTCCGGGAGTTGGGATCCCAGTCACCCCACACCGAGTCGCCTCCGTGCATGACAGCGGCCCGACCTTCGTGAGGCCATGCCGTCATCCACCCGCCGGCGATGCCCCATGTCTCACAGCCAGGAGCAAGCTCAAGGCGTTGATCGATGGCGTCAACCATGGGCCGCACGTCGTTGATGTTCTCTGCTGTAACGTTGAAGTGGGTTGCGTTCATCTGTCGTCTCCGTTGCTGGTGTAGCCAATATAGCAATCGGGTGTAATACAGTCAATAGGCATCCGATCACATTTTCGTGAATGACAAACGAAGTCGGGTGTGATACAAAATCGGCATGGAAACGCCAGTCACATCTCTTCGAATCCCGATAGGGACGCGCACCGCTCTTGCTACGCTCGCCAAAGCAGAGCGGCGATCATTCGCCAATTACGTGAACCGGATACTAGAGGAGCACCTGCACGATAAGGGTGTGATGCTTTGCCCGGAATGCTTCGGGGCCGGTGCCCTGGGTGTGGATGCTGATGAACATCCTAATTTGTGCGACACATGCGACGGGCACGGCTATGTGCGCGCGGAGCGCATGAAATGAGAACCAACGCGCGCATTTACGTGATGCAAGCCGATGACGGGACGATCAAGCTTGGCCATAGCAAGGACCCGGAACGCCGAAGAAAGGAACTTGACGTGCCCGTGACCATTGTTCACCAAACTGACGTGGTGGAACAAGCGGAGCGCATAGAGCGGCTAGCGCATCGTGTGCTGGCGCTACATGGCGGACACATTCGAGGGGAATGGTTCAAGGCGACGATTGATGCGGCGATATCTGCCATAGATATCGGCCATTAGGCAGGCTGAAGGGGTCGAGTTGGCTCTTGGCAAGAGCCTTTCGCCATTGGCTGGTGCGGAAATCCTGCGCATGAGGGTGACTGCTGATGTGATGGCCGCACTCGATAATCTCAGGAGGATGGAGCCAGACCTTCCGTCGCGTACTGAAATGGTCCGCCGCCTAATAGATCGCGCAAGGTTTGAGATGCGCTGCGCAGATTATATCGATGCTGGTCCACAGCATATTGTGGCCAAACCTTGACGAACGCCGCGAATACAGCTAACGCGTGAGTATTGCGCTGTTCCGCCCCGGTGATAGTAGCTCCCGGCTAGTCGCATACGCCGACAGAGCCCCGCGACGTGCTCCAAAATCTGGCGCCGCACGTCATCAATCCCGGAATGCGCCCAAACCACATGCAGCTAGCAGACGCTGACGTCCCGGACTTGATGTCCGCAGTCGTCAACCGATTCCGAGAACACAAAATCGATAAGCGAGCCGCGCTGATCATCGCGGCGGAGATGCTGCGCACCCTATGGGACAACCCGCCGACGCTGCCCGTCGATACGCTGCAACGCCTACTCGCAGACAGGAGCAAGCACCATGACTGACACGCTAGCCCCGTTCCGGCGGTATTTCCGATGGGCCGCTATGGCGTGCTCGATTGCGTCGGCGCTGCTTACGGCCATGTTCGGCGTCGCACAGTCTGAGTACATGCTGGTCGCCATCGCCTGCGCCCTGTTCCTAGTCGCCTGTTCACTCGCCAGCGACTACATCAATCTGTTCGTGGTCGAGGCTTGGCGCTCCGGCAAGTGGGGCATGTTCGGGACGTTCGCGGCCGGCGCGCTATTCGTGTTCTCGCTCAACCTCATCAGCAACGTGGGAAGTGTCGGCTGGCAGCGCGATAGCACAATCAAGCAGGCGAGCGTCCGGAACACCAAGTATGACGACGCCCGCGATCAGGTGGCCGAGAACAAAACCAATCTGGCACTGTGGCGCAAGCAGCTCGCCAGCCTGCTAGCTGCCAACGAGTGGGCTGCAACCGTCAAGGCCGATGGCCTCCGCGCCCAGGTGGAAGACCTCCGCCGCGCCGAAGTCGCCGAAACCAGGCTGGGCGGCTGTGGTGCCAAATGCCGCGCGATCCAAACCCAGATCACCGACACCATGGGACGTATCGCCGTTGCCGAACAGGCCAACAAGTTGACGGACCAGATCGAAGCGACACAACGCATTCTGGCCAAGCATCGCACGGCATCGGCCAGCACGGAAGCAACCGTGGCAGCACCAGCTAGCCAAGCGGCGTTTTTTGCGTCGATGGCAACGGTATCGCTTAAGCCAACCGACGACGCCATGACATGGACGGACAGGGGCATTGCCTCATGGCTCGCCCTCGGCCTGTGCATCGCGCCAATTTTGTTCGGCCTCATCGGATGGAAATCAGACACCCCACCCCCCTATGTAGGCGACCTCGGCAATCGCACCTCGGCTACTCCCTCCGAGACGCCGGATCGCGCGTACCCCTTACCTTCGCATGGATCAAAAGCCCTGAACTTGCATCGCGTCACAGTCGGCGATATTAACCGCTCTCGACTGCAAGCATTGCTCGAAGGCAAAAACAATCTCATGGCCGCATGAAGCTCACTATGAAGCTCACTCTCAAGCAAGAAGCCTTTGTCCGTAAATACATGGAGACGAGTTGCGCAAGCACCGCGTACCGGTTTGCGTATGACACGCAGGCTAAAGATGAGGTCGTGTGGGTTAACGCGTGCAAACTACTAAAAAACCATAAGGTCGCGCTAAGGGTTCAACAATTACAAGAGCGCCATCAAAAACGGAACGATATTACCGTCGACAAACTGACGGAAATGGCAGTCGAGGCATACAAGCTGGCCATGAAAGATGATGTTAAAACGCCATCGGCTGCTGTCTCTGCCGTTATGGCGCTTGGCAAGCTCCACGGCCTGATTGTCGACAAGTCGAAGACCGAATCCGAAGTGAAGAGCCAAGTGACCTACACCATTGAGACTGGTGTTCCGCGTCATCTGGACGAGGATGAAGACCGTTCACCACGAAACCATTAGCCTCGGCTACGAGTCCCGTGAACAATTCGCACCGTTCCACGCGCGCAAGGGCAAGCGGTGGGGGTGCATCATTGCGCACCGCCGCGCAGGCAAAACAGTCGCGTGCATTATGGACCTGGTGGACGCCGCGTTACGGTGCAAGTTGCCAGACGGGCGCTTTGCCTACATTGCCCCGCAGTTCAATCAGGCAAAGGACGTGGCCTGGAACTACTTGAAGCACTACACGGGCCTGCTACCGAGCGTCTCTCACAACGAAAGCGAATTGCGCGTCGACCTTCCGACTGGAGCGCGCATCCGGCTTTATGGAGCAGACAACTATGACCGCCTGCGCGGTGTCTATTTTGATGGCGTTATTCTTGACGAGTACGGCGATATGGACCCGAGGGCATGGCCCGAGGTCATAAGGCCGGCTCTGTCAGATCGGCGGGGGTGGGCGGTGTTCATCGGCACGCCAAAGGGCCGCAACGCATTCTATGAAACGTGGGAGCTAAGCCAACGCGACCCGGCATGGTTTCATCTCATGTTGAAAGCGTCTGAAACGGGCATTCTAAGTTCGGACGAACTGGAAGACGCGCGTAAGACGATGACAGCGGACCAGTTCGCGCAGGAATACGAGTGCAGCTTCGACGCGGCCATTGCCGGCGCTTACTACGGTAAAGAGCTTGATCTTCTCGTTACACAGAAGCGCATTCGATCCGTTCCTTGGGAGCCGACACTGCCAGTCATCACTGGCTGGGACTTAGGGATCAATGACGCCACGGTGGTGTGGTTCGCGCAGATGGCAGGAAACGAGGTCCGGTTGATCGATCACATGCGGGTGTCTGGCCAATCACTCACGGAAACCGCCCGACAGGTGCTTCAAAAGCCCTACGTGTTCGAGAAACATTGCCTACCGCATGACGTGGAAATCCGGGAGCTAATGTCAGCGACGAGCCGCCGCGATGCACTGGAAAGCCTTGGGCTTAGGCCGATTCATGCAGGCAGTGCCTTGCCCGTCGATGAGGGCATAAACGCGGTGAAGATGATGCTGCCGCGCTGTGTGTTCGACGCTGAGAAATGCAAGGAAGGTATCGAGGCACTGAGACACTACCGCAGCGAATACGACGACAAAAACCGCGTGTTTCGGCGCAGGCCGTTGCACGATTGGTCATCGCATGACGCCGATGCATTCCGCGAACTGGCCATGCAGACGCGACCTGTTGCATTCGAGCGCACACACCGCCGCGCCAGATTAGGAACTATGGCTTGATCGACGAAAAGCAGCTCGTCAAGATTCTGAAAGAGGAAGAATCGGACGCCGCGTCCTATTACGACAGCGAGGTTGCGCAGTCTCAGGCGGACGCTATGGACCGCTATCACGCCAAGCCTTACGGGGATGAACTGGAGGGCCGGTCACGCGTCGTCACGCATGACATTGAAGACACGATCAACTGGGTGATGCCGGGGCTGATGCGGACGTTTCTGGAGTCCGACGAGCTGATCACATGCGACGACGACGGCATTGATGCTGGCGACCCGTCTCTGAAACAGGCGGCGGATTACCTCAACCATGTGTTCTTCAAGGACAATCCAGGCACCGAAAACATTCACGATTTCGCGTTTGACGCGCTGCTGCAGAAGCTGGCCGTGTGCCGGGTGGCATGGAAAGACC